ATGCTCTTCGCTAAGCTCTTCAAGTACCTCGGCATCGGTCGACAATGCTCCGGTCTTTGTGAGTTTTCCTGTTGGAGTAAGTCCAACATAATCAAACAGTACTGTTCGAAGTTGTTGAACTGAATTGGGATTGAAGATTTTTCCCGAATCTTTCTCGAATGCTTTAACTTCCTCAAACGCATATACCTTTTCCTTTGCTTCTAGAATCCACTTGTCAAGATAAGTACCCGCCGCTTCCATACGTTCACGACTGATAGGGATGCCTACTTCTTCCATGTCCATCAGGAACAGTGTTCCACGGATTAGTAGGTTTTGATATACCCACAGCAGCTTTGGATTTTTCTGGATGAGGGGCCAGAACTTTTCGTACAGTTCTAGGGTTACAGCAGTATCAATTGAAGCATACTTAGAGATCACATCAAAAGGGATCAAATCGTAAGTAAAGTCTTCTTCTAGCAAGCCTTGTTGCTTGCAATAACTCTTCTTAAAGTCATCTAGCTCGCTGTCATAGTCACCGTAGTCGGTGTACTTTAGGGCCAACTGCTTCAAGCCGTGGCTGTCTGTTTCGTCCAATACATAGTGCATAACCATTGTGTCATGTACTCTACCACGATTGAAATCGATCCCTAGGTGATAGTTAATCATCTTGTAGTCAAACTTCATGTTGTGAAACACGATATCGTACTTGTCGATGATTTTGTTGATTAATTCTAGATGACGGTCATCCAATACGTCTGTTAGAATATATCGACCTTGCTTTTTCTTGTAACTCAAGCTAAGACCTAATACATGACCATCCCGGGGATACAGGGCAGTTGTTTCCGTGTCTACTGCTACTACATCAACAGCATTGTCGAACACTTCTTGTAGGTAATCCAACGCTTCTTCAGAGTCGTTGACACCCTTGAAGTCGCCTGTTTGACTACTGTTTTTGGTATTTCCAGCCACATACTGCTTGATCTTGTCTACAGCACGTTCAAAGTCTGGTTTACCCTCTGGCTTAAATATCAACATAGCAGGATTGCTAATGCACACCCACTTGTCATCAATTAACAGACCCGCATAGTTGGTAACGCTACTGACCTTGGCATACTCTTTTGCTGCTTCAGCACCTACCAAGATTACCAGATCGAAAGCATCTAACAAGTTGCGGTCTAGATCTACGTCCTTCTTCAACAACTTTTGAATAGGGACTGAACTCATGTGGAATGTTTCAAACTCAAAGTCGAAATACTTTGAGTAGTCATTTCTGCTAGGGGCTTTATCAACTATTGCGATCTTTTTCACTTATGTATTCCTTTATGCTATCTACGTATTCTTGGCTCAACTCACCAGGATCTGAGTCTTCCTCTAACACGATCTTTTCTGTTAGATAACCACACTCCTGTAACACAGGCTCCAATTTATTCATTGCATCTTGGCCTGCCTGATCACCATCATACATTAGATATATTTTTAATACGCCTTGCGTTTTTAAACTCAGCAGCTTTAATTCTGGTTCTTTGAACAGTGTGTTGGTCCCAAAAGTACAGCACACATTTTGTAATCCCTTGTCGTAGAGATTCAACATATCAAATATGCCCTCTACTAACACTGCACTAGTGTAACGGTCCTGAAAAACCTCTGGGTAGATAGGCATTGTTACGCCACGAGGATAGTTCAAGTAACGCGGATTACCATCACTCATCATGTGGCGACCTACATAGACCATATTCTTGCCACGAATGTCACGAATAGGAAACCAGATTCTGTCGCTCAATTCACTGCCACTGTTAACATAGAATGAACCAAACTCCTTTAGAGTTTTAGTACTAATACCACGAAACGGTTTAGTAACTGGAATAAACTGTTCCGGGAACTCTACACCGTTAAAGTTGATAGCAAGGTCTTTCAGTTTTTCTTTTAGTTTTGCCACTTTGATACTAGTAAAGTTTCCTACTACCCCAAAGTGCTTGAATATGTTTGTTTTAAATCCACAGCTAAAGCAGTGACTAACTCCAGTGATACGGTCAACCCGAAAGCTGGGATTGCCGTCGTCATGGTCTGGATTTAGACAGCGGATAAGATAGTCCCTGCCACTAACTGTGAAACCGATATTTTGTTTATTTAGTAGGTCGAGTACGTGGTCTGACATTTAAATGTTCCAAGGAATGTCGCTATCGCTGTCGTCTTGCTTTTCAGCTGCTTTCTTTTTGCTGCTTCGCTTGATTGTTTCTTTCTTTTCAGGCTCTTCAATGTCGTGAGGACTAATACGCAAACTATCCCAGTTGATGGGGCTAGTAAAAGTCATTTCACGACCACCACGAATCTTTGTGGTAGAGAAGGTCAGTGCGCCCTTCTCTTTTTCATGCGCTTCCATTACCAATGCAATGTCGGCAGCATCAAGAATACCCTTTGCAAATCGTGCTTCGCCAGTTGCATCAATTTGATATGGTGAAATCATCACAATATCGTACTTTCTGGCCAACTCTTTCAGCTTCTTAGAAATCACAATCTGCGGTTGCCAGTCAAACTGGCTAGCGCCCTCTACAACGATCTGATTTAAGTAGTCTACTACTGCTACCGTAAACTTATCACCAAACTTGGCTTTGATCTTGCCCAAGTGTAAGTCTAGACTGGTCAGGGTGAGAGCACGATCATCAATGATAATCATCTGATTGTCAGTCTTCAACCGTTTTTCACGTACCAAGCTCTGCTCAAACTTGATCTTGTCACGGTGTGTTTTAAAACTCTCTACCAAGTCATCACTGTTGTCAAACATACCTGCTCGGGCTTTGACAACTCGCAACAGTTCATCTTCTGTTAGTCTGTTTTGCTTTAGGTTCTGGTGGCTTACGTTAGCCAAGATACTCAAGTTACGCTCAAGTACCTCGTGTGCAATCATTTCTATACTAAAGATAACACTTGTATTACCAGACTCGTACTGACTAATAGCAATGTTACTACTACAGATAGATTTGCCGCTGCCTCGCTTTCCGCCGATAAGGATGAGTTCTTGACGAGCCACACCAGCAAGAGTAGCATCGAAAGTATTGTTAAACCCAAGATGTATACGGTCACGAGCCAGTTCCTCTGCGTTCTTGAACAACATAATATCTGCCATGTTGTAGACGCCCTCTGTTGTTAGAGTCTTGTCGTCCAACGTCAACACCATTGCAGCTAAATTTTCTTTGATTTCCTGACTGTCATAGACTGGCAGTTTGTCTATAAACTTGTCTAGTAATTTGATTGTTTCGTTTTGGCAAAACTGATCTAATAAGGCATTTAGGGCTACTTCAGAACTAATATCTGGATTGTCGGCCAACTTCAGGGTGGCCAACGTTCTTAGTGCAGGGCCTTCTCTGAGGGTGAGTTCTAGCTCGTCAAAAGACGGAATTGCACTATAGTTGTCATAGTACTTCTTAATTGCGCTATATAGACTTGAAAAAGCTGGATCCAGAAAGACGAGTTTTAACCTGCTCCATATATCGAGCGATCTTTCTGTTAACAACTTGTTTAAGACAATAGCACTACAATCCATCTGGGATACCTGTTTTCTTTAAAGACCAGCCTTTATGTTGCTTAGTTTTACCATTTATTACCGAACCAAGGTGTGACTGACAAAGGTTATGTTGTCTGGAAAACTTTCTTATATTTTCAATTATGTACTCTTTGCCTGTAGGATCTAATATAGTAATATTTTTATCAAGGCTGAAAGCTATAGTTTTTCTGGAAGCTTTCAAAGCTAACATTTTTGCATATTCTATTGGGTATTCTTTTTTCAGCCAAGTATGTGTGGCCCCTTTAGCTATATCGCATACAGTTGAATATGTTACGCCAGTGAGATGAGATATTTCTTTATAAGTATGAACAGGTATTTCTATCAACAGTAATAAACAAGCAATTACATCTTCATTAGAGTTTACAGCATTATGATGGTTTTCTCCACCAATACTGCCTACGATGCTACTCTTGTGCAGGGTATTAAAGCCACGGTTTACCGAGTCATATATCTCTATAGCCTCTTCTTCTAGGTTAGACAGCTCTGCCTCATCACATGTGCAGATAATTTCTAAACTGGGACATCCATAAGTATTATATGCCGCCATAAGTTTATTAGAGGCTTTATTATGCGTAATTTTATATTTATGGTAAATAAATCTAGCTTCAATATTTTTTGATTTGCCTATATAAACTTGATCAGTTCCTGCAAATTTTAGTTTGTAGATTCCACATGTCATACTCGATCCATTATACTACTCGAGATTCGTTATCTATAATTACTTGATCAATTATTTCTTCTATCTTGTAAATTACATCGCTGCGGAGCTTTTTAATATCTTGTTGATAACTATCGCCGCTGTCATAGAACAGGCTAAGCTGCTCATGGGTTAACAACTGCTGCAGTCCAAAATATATAAGATCATACGCAATCGTGCTTTCTGGCATTACTTCTACTTTACAAGTTTTGCCATAATTATGTGCTGCTTGGCGCACAACCTCTTCAACAGTTAGACTTTCGTTATCATGGTATGTAATTGTTACTTTCATGATTCTCCAGTGCAAAAAGGGATAGAGGTTTTTAATCTCTATCCCTTGTGTCTAAAATCGACTTAAATCAGGCAGTCGCTGCCTTGGCTTCAGCCTTGGCCTTCTTTTGAGCGCCATCATAGTCTGCAACTGTAATACCACGACGTGTAAGTAGTGTCTTAATGCCACGTTCTGTCTTGTCTGCGGCTGCTGCAATTTCTGCAACAGTCATGGTTACAATCTTGTCACCTAGAGCACTCACAGGATCAACTGTGTTCTGTGCATGGCTCTCGCGCTGGGCGGGGATCTTGTCGATCTGGCCGTTGCGGGTCAGGCTGAGGGCCTTGCCACGAACAGAAGCGATGCTCTTGTTTAGAGCTGAGGCAATGTCTTCAATGAACTTGCCGCCCTGTACCATTGATACAAACTTGACTTCTTCAGCCTCGCTGTAGGTACGGGCTACTTCTACCTTCTCAGCAGGCTTCACAGAACCTGTGAGTTCTAGAGCTAGCAGCTTGCCCTGAATTTGCTTGGCAGTGAACTTGCCGCCTTCAAACTTCTCAGCGATTTCCTTGTAGGTCAGTACACCGGCCTTGCGAGTAACAAATTCCTTTAGAAGGTTTGTCTGTTGGTCAGTAAACGCGCTGGTCTTTTCCTTTGCCATCGAAGCTACTTCGCGGTCAAGTTGGCGGAGCTTTGAGGCTACTGAACGGGTAGAGAAATCTAGTTCAGTAGCAGCTTGTTCTACCTTAGCTGCGCTAACTGGGCTCGCTGTACCAACAATACTCATTAGTCGTGCAACGGCCTCGTCTGACCACTTCTTTGCTTTTTCTGTCATGTTTATGCTTTCTGTAAAAATTGAATTAGGTTATCAACAATTGTTATACCGTATTGTTCTGCTTTTTTACGCTTAGAACTATTATCATTAGCCTCGTCGATCAAGTAATACAGCGTCTTTGTAACACTGTCAACTACTTTGTACCCAGCTGCTGCCAATGCTTCATTGGCAGCACTCTTGGTCTTAAACGAGGTCAATTTACCTGTAATGCAAACGGTTGGGCCGTCAACACCACTGGTAACTTGAACATTAGAACGAAAAGAGAACGGTAAAAACTCCTTTAGTTCTGTGTATTCTGTTTCGATCCAGGTCATTAAGTTGAGGGTTGCTTTCTCACCTAGACCTGACTCTTTACACTTTTCGTGAGTGATTTCGTCAATATGATTGACAACACTGCAAATTTTAGCACTGGCTGTGCTACCAATGAGTGGAATGGAAAACGCCGCTAAAACTGTAGCTAAATCTGCTGTCTTCGATCGCTCGATTTCATCCAACAGCTTGATGGCTGTTCGCTCACTATTCAGACCTTCAGCAACTTGCTGTACATCGAGATAGTAAATTTCGGTAATGTCCGAGATTTGCAGCTTTTCTACAGTTTTAGGGCCAAATCCTTTGATACCAAGAGTCTTGCAAAAATGTTCTACTTTTGCAGACAGTTGTGCTGAACAGGCTGTGTTACGACAAAACAGTTGGTCGTTGACCCACTCTAGAGTATACTCACAGCAAGGGCAGTTTGTTGGAATTTCAATCTTCATGGTGTTTTAACGATTAAGAACAGTAATTATAACTGTTTCGGTAGTGTCTGACAAGTCAAAATTTATGTATCCTTAAATGTGACTTATAATAGTACAAATGTTTTGTATTTTTTTATATGCCCACCAACTAGATCTGAAATTCTTCTATGATCTATTCCGGTCATTCTAGAACCTTCGGCACAAGTATTGAAAGTATACCACGTATCAGTTGAAGTATCTATAATGGTTTTTTCTTTTACTCTTTGTAAATTTTTTTGTAAATACTTATCTACTGCTTGGTTGTAAAGCACAGGACTTACTTCTTTTAGTGTCAAGTATGCTTTTTGACGTAGTAAATCTCTTAAAGCACTAGTAGTAATACTACAAATAGTAGCTATTTCTTTATCTGATAGATTACTATTTACATATAAGTCCATAGCATATATAAGATCTAGCGATTTTAAATATGTGCTACGTGTACATGCGGAATTGTTAATAGTTGCTATTTCTTTGTATAGGCTTGGTGATACAGACGACAACCAAGTGTAAGATTTACAATTTAATAAATCTGCTACTACATTAGCAGTAACACTACAGGCTCTTGCAATTTCGTCTACTTTTTTATAAGGAATTGAAATAGCTAATAGCATTATATTTTCTAATGTTTCTATGCTATGTCCGGATATTTCTGATAGTTTTGCTGTAGAATAATTCGGACCGCTACTCTTAGTCTTATTATACCCGTTAGGTTCCAGAGTATTAAAGGAAGTTATTAACTCTATTTCTATATCGGATAAGTTATTAACCTCAGGTACTTCTTGTACTAATTCAAATACAAAATCCTGTTCTCCGTATAGATTAAAGTCTTTCTGCCATAGTCCGCCTTTGTAATTATTACGCAACTCTTTTAGATGCTCGTATTTTCTTATCTCTAAAGATCTAACAGTTTTGCCTATATAGATTCGTTTAGTCGTTAAACCTGTACATTTATATATAATCATAGAACCTCCTACATGCCTTAATTATACCATTAAGGCAGATTAATGGCAAGTAGGAAATTTTTATGCACTAACTTTATGTACAACTTCAGGAATAATCATTCCTGCTAGACGTACTGCTATTGTATCACCTATATGTAGATCTAATGCCTGTATAAATCCCGGATTATTAAGGGTGGCTCTATTAATAATTTTTCCATCAATATTTATACTATCAAAAATAGCCACGGGGGTTACTTTGCCTGTTTTTGATACACCCCACTCCACTTCTAGCAACACAGTTTCAACACACTCGCCACGGGTCTTTTTAGCATACGCACCGCGAGGATGTTTGGCAGTGTAACCCAACCCCTCAAAGATTTCGTTGTTATTTACACGAAAAACAATACCGTCTGTGGGATAAATCTTGTGTAAGCTGTCTTCAAATACTGTGTTGAACCCCCAACTCTTCAAGTCCTTCAAATCTTGACTGTACTTAGGATTAATATAGGGAGTACACTGGTAGGCAAAGAACTCTACACTGCGAGTTGCAAACTCTTCCAAGCTACCCAGGTTCAAAGCACCTGCTGCATAGTTGCGGGCATTTTCCACATGGGCCGGAGCACACACTTCGCCAGTGATTTGAACCACCCCCACATGCGGGATACTGTTAGGCACAAGTCGGCGAACTTTGGCGGTAATATCTTTGCCATGTTTGCCATCCCCTCGTGTTAAGGCACGAACAAACACTCCATCAATGTATAGGACAGAAATGGCTGCGCCGTCTAGCTTGGGAGTCATTACTAGGTCTGAGTACTCTTTTAGAGGCTGCTGACCAACCTCATCTTCATACCACTTTTGTAGTGAGTACATGGGGTACAGATGACCCTGCACGTCTTCGTGCTGTACTGCACCTACCTTGCTGTAGCCGCAGGTATCGCTCAAACGATCAAACTGTTCGTCTGAAATGATTGGAGTACCGGCATAGTAATGACGGCTGGCAGTGTCGAGAAACTCTGTTAGCTTATTCATGACTCTATTGTAGTGGGTTTGGGTTGACTCTTCAAGTCAAAAATTTTGTCTTCCAAATGTTGGATGATGCTGTCAGCACCTTCTGCTTTGCTGCACAGTTCCAGCAGTCCGTCTAAGAGTGAGTAAGTATTGTGAATTGTAGCAGGGATAGCAGCACCTTCTTTAGTGGCTACCCACTCGCCCTCATAACTCAAGAAATACTTACGAAGGTGTAGGTACTCTACTTCACGAAACTCGCTGATTGTGAGACGGTACTGATAGCCCTTCTCCATGTTTTCATAGATTAACTTTTCATAAACTTCCATGTCATACCTTTACTCCCATTTCAGTCAAGTGTTTTAGTGAAGCCAGTTCACTTGCAGGCTGATAGCAATACTGATTCCAACGCTCGCCCAACAACCACAGCCTGTAGACATACTCCTCTGAGTGAGGAAACTCACCCTCGACTACAGCCATGCTGTCGTAACGTGCACTGTAGACCTTTTCGCCCATGTCGAACTTTGTTCTCATTGCCCCTTCTGGGATCAGTTCGGGACGGAAGTAGTCGTGTGATCGGCTACGGATCGGTACTTCGTGTCGGTCTAATACTTGCTTTACAAAAGTGCCTGGGCGGTGGATTGAATTGCTCAAACTGTCAATAGTTTCACCTTCCAGATAACCACTAATGATATAGTTGATCTCGTCTGATGTGGCCGGCTTGCCACGTTTTTCTTGACGACGCTGACGGTCGCGAGCCTTCTTTTCTTTGTGCTTCTCGATCAGTGAGGCCAATCGAGTGGTGTTGTATGCAATGTTCAACAAGCCACACGCGTCTTTCTTGGTGATGGGTTTTTCAGCTTCCAACAGTGCAATAACCTTGTCTAGACTCGCTGAATCCAGCTTTTCGTCTTCACCGTTTTTGGTTTTTCTAGAGGGCACGAGTAACTACCTTTCTTTCGCCGTTTACAATGGCGGCCATTAGTTGAGGAACGTCAGCCCATTCAGTCCAAACCTGCTCACGTAGTGGCTCGTGTTCGCCTGTCCAGGTTTCTTTGACATAGCGAGTACGACTCTGCAATACCTTGTGACCACCTTCAAATACCAACCAGCGTAGTTCAATCATAAACCCTCCATAAACGACTAAAGGCGGCAATTGCCGCCCTTTGATTAACCAGAGATAACAGCTGTCAGATAAACAGCAGCCTTGCCGGTCAGCTTGTCGAGTACTTCGTCGTCTACTTCAGCACCCTTGGCCTTGATAGCAGCCTTTAGTGCGGCAATAGAGCTTTCCTTCGAAACGCGCTTACCACCCTCGGAGCCACCGCTTGGCTTCTTGGAATCGGTACCACTGGCTGCCGCTTCCTTTTTTACATAAACGCCCGCCTGCACCAATACCATGCGAACGCCGTTTGGGCTCTGCTCAAATTGCTCTGCAATGTCTTTGATGATTTCGGTAGAGGTTTCAGGGGTGGGGTTAGCACCGGTGTATGCTTCGATTACTGATTGCTTGAGTTCGTCGGTCCATGCCATGATTGTTTTCCTTTAGTGATAAGATTTAGATGATTTAGGGGAATATCCAGCTTGTAGAAGGTCTTCTTCTAAGAGCTTGTCGTACATTGCTTCATAACATGCTAACACAGTGTACAGAGTGTTTGTAGGCACCGCACTGTGTGGCAAGTCTTCTGGATTCAGTTTGTCACCGCATAGTTGTTCGATTTTTTCCTTGATTTGGATTGATTGTTGATAGGTTTGAAATAACAGTTTGTTATCCCAAACTCTGAATTTGCGACGGCTTTTTGAATTCATTGACATTATTATAGTCCATTGGGGACCACACTTCAATATAAAAATTTTGTAAGTCTGGTGCCGCTTGAGGGAATCGAACTCTCGACCTTTCCCTTACAAGGGGATTGCTCTACCTCTGAGCTAAAGCGGCAGTGGCACGACAGCCCATCCTGTTTTCGTCGTGCGCGGAGGCGGGTTCCTTTCGGGGGTGTACAGGCCCGCCAAATACAAGCACTAGCCAATTGAGTGCAGTTGACCAGTCTTCTTTATCAGTGAAGTGCTAGTATTTTATAAACACACCTGTGACAACAGTGCGCACTGTACAGCCAACCCGCGGAAGGTGTCTCCGGAACTACTCCGCATCTATTTATTAAGTGGCGGTGTGCTTATAAAATGCCACATGATTGATAACAAGGACATGTGGCCAAACCCTGGCTTAGCTAGTTTTTCAGGCTGCTAGAGCAAAGTTATTATCGTTTGCAGATAATTGTTTTGCTGTTTCGGATTGAGAAACCCCAACCCTACGGCTGTCGCATTGCCGAGTTGCCGTCTTCACTATCTCACGCTGTCGAAACCTTTTCACTCCCCCAGATTATGGAAGTGGTGGGAATCGAACCCACGTCCAACATGCCTTCGATCCGAAGGAATTACAACCATCAAATTTCTTCTAACACAACGCTTTCCATGCTGTCAGGAAAGAAGGTCCGATAGCGGTGTTGTAGTTCATAGGTTTTCTGCAGGGCGGTGACCTCAGCTAGAAAAGTCTGACGCAGTGATTCATATGCCAACGCAAAGTTGACGATGGCCTCGTCGTCACTCTCAGTTACATCGATACCGCTCACCTTGGTGGAGGGTTCTTGAACCACCAAGACTTGGCGGTTAGACACCTTACCCTTTAGGTCTTTGTAAACAAATGATTGAAGTTTCATGGTTTGATTGCGTTAAAGAAACAATATTATATACGAAAGGCTGTGCTGTGTCGAGTGAAAAATTTTTAGTTTGTGTTTTCCAAGTTCACAGCCAGTGTGTTACGGAAACGCTCGCCCTTTGAGGGAATCAAACACGCAGGCAGTACAAGGGGGGCCACCAGCACAGTCATTACAAAGAATGATGCAATGGAAATCCTCCAGTACTTGGCAACATTCAACTCACTGTGTGTTACGCGAAGCTGCGCAATCACAGGCCAGAATAGTTCATAGATTGCTACAATAGCAGTGGTAACTGAACACAGGATATAGAAGGTAAACAATGTCATTGTGCCCACCGCGCTCGTGTGCCCAAGTTAAACATGGTCTTTTCATTGGTTGATGGGGTCTGGTAACCCACTGTTCTAGAACCCCTGGTAAACAAGGCAGGACCACTCAGTTTCTCGTTTTTAGAGAACATATTCATGTCTACTTTTCCACAAAACATCATGAACAGTCGGGCCTGGGCTATCATGCTCTTGCTCCAAAACGGAGTAGTAGGAGTTTTGCGACGGTAATGAATGTTGCCCAACGCCTTCAATACTTGTTCGTTGTTGGGTTGGGTTGTCAACAGTTTCTTCAACCGCCGTGTACGGTTACGTTCCCACAACTTTTGCGTCTTGTAGTTGTTAGCCTGACCAACCTTGCTTGCTCCGCCACCTTTATTTGCCATAATTTGATTTTACCTTAAAAAGAGTTTTGTTGTCTGTTGTTACTTCAGTGACTGTGACCAGGCCCAGTTCTTCTAGAATGGCTATACAGCTGACTGCCTCGTCTGTACCTTCGCATGTGATTCCACCGTAGTGGAGTAGGCTTGTAAAAGCCTGTAGAGATTCTAGGGTCAGGCAGTCGCTGTCATCTTGAAACAATTCTAGTACTTTGACTAGTGGATTGAATTCACTGTTGTGGAATTTCATTGTTTAACACGTCTTTTAGTGCTGGAAATTGACTCAGCAATACATCCAGGCACTTCTGTGCTACGTCACGGTGTTCTTTTTGTGTAGCCATGTCTACCCTCAACAAACAGTAGTGAATCCAGCTACGAACGCTGCCTGCCATGTATAAACGGCTGTGTGTTAGGCCTTCGGGCAATACTGCTCTGGCTTGCTCTTTAGCAATACCTTTTGTTAATGCCCAAGTATATGCACGCCTTACTACCCGTAATACATCCTGTTGCTGGGCTTCCCAGACTTCTGCTAACTCTTTGTCGTCTGTCTCCAAGCTGGCTTGACGATTCTTTTCGTCTTGCAGCCGTGCTTCGCGTACTTCAAAGCCTAAATCGTCTGCACGGGCATATCGCTGGCTAAACTCTTGGAAAGAGAAACTGCGATGACGTAAGATCTGGCGAGCAATGTCTCGGGTCGTATTGATCTCAACAACCATGTGAGCCATTTCAAATGGACTCCAGTGTTGATGCTTCACCAGATACTTAAGCAGCTTTGGCGCGGTTGATTGGTTGAGCTGGTTTGAGGGATTGCTAACACGAGCAATATAGGCCAACATGTCGTTGACAGTTGGGACTTCTGGGATCTTGCTTTCTGTGACCCCTACCAATTTTACAGTATTCAATGACCTTCTACCTTGTCAAAAAACTCGACGAGTTGACTAACTTCATTCATGGTTCGTTCACGAACCTTTTCACACTCGATGGCCATGTTGTGGATTTTGCGGGCAGCAAAAAGTGCCATATCTGCTTCGTGAGCATTTTCCAAGGCGATAGGAAAGTGACGACCGCAGGTGTCATAAAAGCAGATCTGATCGTTGTCAATCACAGCACGGTACCAGTAGTGATTGCCGCCGTGTTTGAACGTATCGCCTGGATCAACGTTGTCAAACTCTTCAAAATCTACAGCACCAAAAAATAGTTCCATTATTCTCTCTTGTGGTTAAAATTAAAAGTGAAAAAGCCACAGCAAGTTCTGCTGTGGCTTGTGTTGGTAGGGGATGAGAGACTCGAACTCTCAAGCCGAAGCGTCTGATCTTAAGACAGATGTGTTTGCCAATTTCACCAATCCCCCATAATATCAAATGAGTTCCCTTTTAGGAAATTGTCCTTAGCGGGTAGATACTGCAAATTATTCAGGGTATGTAATCCAGAAACATTTGCGCCCTGTAGCGGTATTACGTGGTCTACATGATACCCTTCTGGACAGTTATCGTAAAATTCAGCTATCTTAGTTTTTTCTTTGGTATGCCAGCTAGGTATTCTCAACTTTCTGGCTTGATATAGCGATGTATTATCAAACGATCTACAATACCTGCATTTATGGTATTTACCATCAGGTGTGTATTTATCATTACCAAATTTTGAATACGGCTTTATCTCGGTACACGTATGGCATTGCTTATATCCTATTGAATTCAGAAGGATATACTTCCAAGTTTCATTTCCGCCGTTCAATTTGCCAAATATCGGTCTTAGTTGTTTAACAATACTTCTGTTTACTGTTTGTTCGCCTATACCTAATAGCTCAGACACCTCTAGAGTAGAGTCCGAGTGTATTAGGACATTTATAAAAGACTTAGTGGTTATTTCTGGAGAATTACCGTGTTTCTTCTTCCAGATAAGCGGTAAATTATTTTTAGTTATTATTAATTCTGCTATTGTCATTTGTGTCTCCCAAAATTACATTATATAATAAAGGGAGAAAAATGTCAAATTAAAATTTTTTGTACCAATTCCACCACAGGGGC